GAAGAGATCGACCGCGCACGAATTGTTCTGCAAACCACCAGCGAACACATGACCGACAGCACCCATCGTGGTGACTTCGACACTGTCGATCTCGAAATTGAGTTCCACCTTGTTCGACCTGTTACTTAGTTCCACCGCATTCACGGTGATCACGGCGTCTGTTAGTACGAATATAGCCATTGTTCTCTACTCCTTGTTATCTAGTTTGTCTACTGGTTTTACACTTGCCTGCGGTTTGATGTGTCCGCCTTCGATCAACGCGTCGATGTTCACATTGGCAAGCGCGTCATCGGTGACGATGTCGCCGAGTTTGTGATCCGCTAATCGGTCACTTGTCACTTTGTAAGTCGTCATGTTTTTAGCCTACACCTTCCGCATGTTCGGGTCGTTCAACCGTGTACCGTGCACTCAAAGCGCACCGCAAGAAACTCGGCGTCTGCTTGGGTCTCTGGTTGGATACGTGCACCAGTCGGCAGCAGTAGCGTGCTAACGATACCACCAAGCGTTGGATCTGCTTCGACTGCTGCGCGGATAGACTTGCTGCCACTATAAGACAGGTAATTGTCCAAATCGGCGAATGCCCGATCATCGGTGTACCTGCCAACGATCACAACGATCGACCACTCTGTGGTGACATTGCCACCACCCATCGCACGGTGGTAACTAATCGAGTTCAGAACAGGGTAGCCAACTGGCGGCTGTAATGAGTCGGGTTGTGATGCGAAAGTACGCAAACCCGATACGGTCGACAACGCAGTTTTCAAACCTGCGGCGATCGCGCCGACTGTAGCCGCCATCAGGCAACACCAAACTCGACATAAGGTGACAACAGATCACGCACATCTGGATCGACAGCGCGAACCGTTATCGCCATATCTGCGAAACCGACCACACCGAGTGCGGCGTTCAGACGTGCAAATTGACGGATCGACAATAGCACACAAGCCTGTTCGACGTCGGCAGGCACTGCCGCCCATCCCCACAGCGCGGTTACTTGTATCGGCGGCACAGCCTGCAACACAGGCAACGGAAACGTCTCGCTGCCGACGATATACGCATTGCGGTAAGGTCGCGACTGCAACGCCGCATCAGTCGGCGTGAGTATGTAATCAGTGTTCAACACCAATGTCGTAGCGTATGTGCCATCTCCAGCGGTGTCAGTTTTGATAACCAACCCCGTGCCACTAGAAACGTCAGCAGGGAACGTGAGTAGATAAAGGCTATACGGGTTCATCGCCACCACAGATGACGCGGTTTGATAGAAGAACCGACCACAATAACCATCAATGCGCCGTGATGCACTTGTGATCGCGTTTTCAAGCAGCGTGTCGTCTGTGCTGTCTGCGATCCGCAGCGCGGCTTTGGCTTGCGCCAATGTGCAGTAGCCGTTGACGATCGCCACTACTGCCTGCGTTTTTGTGGTTTGACGCGTGTAGCGCGTTCTGCAGGTGGCTGAACTGCTGCCGTTTCATCTTGCCTAGTCATGTATTTGTGATCGAAGTCGAGTTCGCGCAGTTCGGCGTCGACGGCTTTAACACGTTCAACAAGACCACGCCGTTCGTATCCTGCGCGTTCTCTCAGTAGGCTCTCAATGTTTGGATTCATGCGCGCTTCTTTCAATTGGTGGTCGGCGTCGCCAGCCTGACACTGGCGACGTCGATCCCGTCATCTAGTCAGGATTAGAAGGCTGGCGCCACCAAACCTGTGCCAGTGATCTTGGCGAACGCGTTCGGATAGCGGTTGTGTGTGTAGGTGTTGTACCCGAACACGACCACTAGAATACCCAACGACGCTGCAGATGTCTGGTCGAATCGTAACATCAGCGGCGAATTGGCTGCTTCCCACAAGTGCGCTTCTGAAGAAACGCCGATGTAGATGGTGTCTTGATTCGTGCCTACGCCTGTGTTCGTAAGAACATTCGCGTCAGTGATAATTGGCAAGCCCATCATCTGATACCCGCTGTTGCCGTAGATCGCGCTGCCGTTGCCTGTCGCGACTGCGTTCATCGCGTATGGTGTTGGCACTGCAAGTGGTCGGCTCTGTCCATCTACTGCCGCCAAGAGAAACGCTAGACGACGTGGATGCATCAGGATGTAATCGGGGTTGCCGAAGTAAGCAGTTTGTATTTGCTGCACTGCGTCTGCAACTTTCGGGTACATCTCGGCAACAGTTGGGTTTGCGTCGGTGTAAGACACGGTGATCCCCGCAACAGAAGTGAGATCGGCGACCGTAGCGGCGTCGAGTGTGGTGTGATATGAGCGCACCAGATCTTCCATGACGATCTGGTCGATGCCAGTGCCACGATCGATCGCTTGACGCGACACTGTTTGCTGACCTGCAACGGTAAACACATTCAGTGTCAACAGCGTGTCATCCATGTTGGTTTCAGACACGCCAGCGTTCTCGCTCTGTGCTGCGGTGCTTGAACCAGTCGTGACCTTGCTGATGTTCAAAGTCATCCCTGAATCTGGAAGCGGATGCTTGCGCATGATGTCAGCGTATGGGCGACCAGCACGAGCCAAAGGCGCGGCGAGATCGGTGAGGTACTGCGGAACTACAAGACCCGCGAAAGCACCTGTGCCTACTGCACGACGTTCGATCCGTTCCTCAGTCATGTGGCGCGTGATGCGCTGCGATGCGTCAGCATCGGCTTGGAACTGCGAAGCGTACGCGTCGGCTAGGAAATTGTTGCTAGACTGGCGGGTGTAGGTACGCGGTTCAGATTTGACCACTGTAGCGACATCGACATGCTTCTCTTTGCGCACTTCAACAGCGGCTGCTGCACGTGCTTCAAGTTCAGCGTGGCGTGTGATCTGCTCATCCAACTCACGCACTTCATCAAGTACCGTCGCAACGGCTGTGTCTTCATCTTTCGTCAAATCGCGTTCCTCAGTGATCGCAATCTGTGTGATCTGCTCAGCATGGGCAAGCGCGGCATCGCGCTTCTCGCTGAGTTGGTCGGTGTATTTCCTCATTTGGTGGACTCCTTGACTCGTTGTTGTTGTTATCCCGCGAGTGAACTTCCCCCAGTGACCTATATGGTCGGCTGGTGTTCGGCTGTCAGTAAATAAACCATAGCAGACCGTGTGCGGCGTGCCGCTGCAATAGGTGGTTAACGTTGGCGTGCGTAGCGTGCAAGCGCCAACTGGTTCGTGCGCAAAAGCAACGACTTGAACGGTACAACGACATCGACAACATCAACAGCCTGCGCGCGACGCAGTTCGGCTACCGTGTCCTCGTAGGCTGGATAGGTCACCACGCTGACATCAAACAACTGCACCTCGCGCAACTCGCGAACACTGCCGTCATTGTTCCAAGAATCTTTGATCGTGCGAAACGCGAACGACATCTGCGACAAGTCGCCGCGTCGCATCGCCGAGATGACACGCTGCGCATCGGGGTTCGACGGATCTAATGCGGCTTCGACACGCAACCCACGATCGTCTTCCTCAAGAACCAACGTGCCTGACCGTGTGCGTGCCAGCGGCACACCTTCATGGTCGATCAACAGCCGTACATCTGCGCCATCATTTAAGGTCTTTGCAAACGCACCGCGTTTGACGTACTCCGTGAACGGCATCGGCTCAGATGGCGAGTCGAAGATCGCGGCGTAGCCGACGAAGGTATTGCCGTCGTCGGTGGCGCGCAGTTCAAGATTAGTGTATGCGACACTGCGACGTTCGTCTAGTAAGCCGCTTACCCATTGGACAGGTGCTATATCGGTTGCCATGTTGTTCACAGTGTACACGTTTGTCGACGTCGCACGCATTCCAGTATCTGACGACAGACCAACATCGGTGCATCCGTCGATCGCACGCATCCCTGTGTTGACATCTCCGATCGGGTCGATCCCATCGACAAGCGACACCGCGACCATCTGATCGATCGCATCTTGTTTCACCGTATGGCAACCGATCGTCTCGTAATTGCCATCCGCATGTACCTTCACCGCCGCCCAGCCTGCACAGTCGTTCTCTTGATCACTGATCCCATATGGCATCGCAGTCTCCTGTCATTCGGGTGGCGACGTATCTACGCCGAGCGTAGGCAATTTGCTGTCGACACCACCAGTTAGCGATGACATCGGCGCACCAGCGATCCCGATGATGAATTGGTCGCCACCATCATACGGATCGCGGTCATCATCGGCGCGTGCCTCGTTCGGTGTCAATGTGCCATTCATGATCTGGATCTGTTGTGCACGCACACGTGTGATCAGATCGGCACGCAAAAACTCGTCGGCGTTGAACCGCACACGCTGCGTGATCGGCAACATCTCCGAGATCGCATCCTCGACGCGACGCATCCACGCCAACAACGTAAAACGCACGAAGTTGATGCCCATCGACTCGACATTCTGATAGGTCTGCGAATCGCCGCCAGTGCCAGAGATCAGATTCAACGGCACACGGTAAACGCGTGCGATGTCACGGATCACCGACTCACGGTGCTCGATCATCTGCATGTCAGACGCGCTCGTCGTGATCGAACGCCACTTCAACCCGTTGCTCAGCACCGCAGGACGACGCCGTTTGTTGTGTGCTTCTTCCCAAGTTTCGCGCAATACCTGCGCCTGTTCAAGCGTCACAGGTTTGTCCGACTCTAACACCGACGACGGTGTCGCACCTTCACCATAGAACTGCGACAAGAAACGATCCATCGCCAACGCCATCCCGATCGTGTTGCGTTGCGCTTCCAACGGTGACACACCACGACGCTGACCAGCCAACAACAACCAATGGATGGCGCGGATATCGCCATTCTCATAGCGGTCTTTCCCGATCTTGTAGTATAATTCGCCAGTCGCAGGATCGTAACCATCAACCACACTGTGCGGATGGATCGCTCGCATCTCTACAGGCAACTCACCAGCGCGACGCGGTGCGTAAATGTAGGCGCAACCGTGCAACGCCAACGTCGCAACCACCTCATGGACGAACTCAAACATCGACTGTGTCGCGTTCGGCTTGATCAACACGCTAGGTGTCGGCATCGACTCAAAACGACCATTGCGTTCCCGTGTCAACTCCAACGGCATAGTCGCCACCGAATCGGCGATCAACGACACGCACGACAACACAGCCGACGACGCGAATGCATTGGTTTCGTTGACCAACTCACCAGAATAGTTAGGGTAATACGGTCGTGCCGTTATCTGATTCGGATCTATCGTGTACGGCAGTGCACGCTTCTCTCTAAACAGGCTCATGCAAACTCACCGATCGCCACCAACGCAACACCAGCGACCATCACGCCGATCGGTACAGAGATCAACGCGACACCGACCACGATCAACGCGAAACCGATAACCTCGATAGCCATCGTCAACCGCTCACGCATTCTGTTCAATCCTTCCACACATCTATGATCGACGGCGTATCACCCGATTTAAGGACAAGTGTAGCACGATCCAACGCCATCACTAGTGCAATTGCCGCGTCGATCTTGCGCTTGCTGCGCCCTTTCGACAGCCGCCAACCGTTGTCAGTCATCCGCTGCGCCGCCGACAACACCTGATCCACGAACATCGGCGACCCATCATGTGCGACACGCTGGTTCACGATCAACTCAAACGCATTGCCACACGCAGGGATCATCCGCCCAGCGTTCTGCGGGAACTCCACCATCGGCAACCCGTCATCCGCTAAGATCTCCGCGCTACGCTGGAAATAGGCAGGATCGTAAGCGAACTCGCGCACCTCGTAAGTACGATGCAACCAACGCAAATGTGCCTCGACCGCAGCGACATCCAACGGCGCATCCTGCGGATGCCAAATCTTCGCACGGACAACCAACACACCATCCTGCGGCTGCGCCACCACCACCGCGATCGAGTCATGCTTCAACGCCATGTCAATACCCACATAGATCGGCAGATCGAACGACACCTCACGCGCCGACCTACACGCCTCGAACGCACCAACAGGAAGCCATGACTCCAACGACCTAGTCCACTGGTTCAAACGGTAACGCCTAAACGCGCTCTCACTGGTCTGCTTCGCAGCGGTCTCCATGTCCTCGATATCGATCAAACCGAGCGCTAGGTTCGGATTCGCCCGATACCACTCATCACGGTCATTCAGCGCGCAGTCGGCTGCGGCTTCCCACCAATGAAACCAAAAAGCATCATCGACCACATCACCAGCAGCGACACTCTTGCCATACTGATACATCTTGCCACACAGTGATTCTAGATCATAGCCTGCTGTTGTGATCGCAACCGTCAACGGATCGACACGCGCACCCGATCCCAAAGTTAGCGCATCATACAAATCTGCATTCGGCTGCACATGCAACTCATCTAACACCACCGTCGACGGCGACAGTCCTTGCTGCAACTTCGCATCACTTGACAACACACGGAAGATCGACCCAGTCGCAGGGATCTCGATCACATCGCGGTACACCTTGCAGATCGCCGACAACGCAGAACTGCGCATCACCTGCAGACGTGCCTCACCGAACACGATACGAGCCTGCTGACGGTCACCCGCAGCCGCATACACCTCCGCACCTAAACCACCCTCGACCAACCCATGTAACGCGATCGCCGACCCGATCAACGACTTGCCATCCTTGCGTGGCAAACCAAGCAACCCGCGACGGTGACGACGACGCCCATCCACGCGACGCTCATACAGCGAATGCAATAGATCCTGCTGCCAGTCAGTGAACACCAACGGCTCACCAGCACGCAACCCCTTAGTGACGTGCATGAACGTACGGGCGAAATCGATCACATCCGCACCATCAGGGTTGCCAGTGAACCGCTTGGTCGCCCACGTCGGCGAACCCGCAACAACCACAGCGCTAGACACGGCTACTTCTTGCTGTCTTTAGCGGCACGTGCATCGCTACGTTGGCGATATGAATCGAGTTCATCCGCGACCCTCACCTCGAACAAACCAAGCCGCGCCCGCTCACTGACAGGGAAACCAAGCAAAACCAACCACGCCGTGATCTGCCCATCGGCATTTTCAAGTTGCTTCACCGCAGGATGCGACACCGTCTGCCCATTCGCAGTCGTGTACCAACGGTTACGCACATCTGTGCCAAGCCACGCACGCAACAACTGGCTCGTCTGCAACTTCTCCACAAGCAACTCCATCATCAGCAGATCATGTCCTTTCGACAGGTATCGGCTACCCGCATTCCACAACTGCACCCACAAACGTGCACCATGCTCATCGCACCACTCAGGTGTCGGCGGGATATCGCCAGCATAGACAATAACCGCATTCGGTGAATCGGGCATCGGCGCTGGCGGCAGTTTCTTGTGGTTCGGATTCCCCCGCGCCCGCTGCAACTCGATCGGCTGCGACTTCGCCCCGCGACCCGTACCAGTTCTAGCAGTCGGCATGGCGCACCCGTGTGCCTTCCCTTGCGCCACAAAACACAGACCCACCGACATAGCCTGACCACGCCCGCGATGCAAGGGAAAGCCTCGGAAAGGGCAAGGAAACCACATCGGACACGTGTCTAGACGGTAGCCGATCCCCAAGGATATGAAAGAAAGCC